TCACTTTAAAAGTAAGAGTGTTACCATCGTGGTTAGTTCCATCAATAATATTAAAAAATTTTTCTATACCTGTTGGAAAATTTACAACTCTATTTGCTGCAAGAGTACCAGTAAATTTCAATGTCATATTTCTTGCGTTAGATATTTGTGCATCTGTCATGACCAAAGTGACATCAGATGAAGCTACATCTATCTCTTGATAACCCGCAATGGATTGTTGAACTAAATTTAAATTTGTATTGGTCTTATCACCCCATGTACCGGCATTTTCACCAGTAACCATTAATTCGAGTTTTAGATCCGTTGAATAACTAGATGCCATAAAAAATTCTCCTTAGTAATATGTAAATTTTAAATCTATTATGCGGCTAAGTCAACATCTTGCCAAACATTATTTGCTTCTGTGTCGATTTCATTCCAACTTGTAAGAGTAGGTGTACCTATTGAAATTGTTGCAGAAACACCTGAAACACCTATTGTTGATCCTCCAGTAGCTGTTACAGAACCAACAGAACCTGCTAATTGTAAACCTGAAACTTCGGCTATTGATACTGCATCTACTTGACCTACAGATCCGGTTAATTGTTGGCCTGTAGCTGTTTCATTTGTAGACTGTACTAGAGTAAATGTACCAAGAGTCATAGTCATTGAAATGCCAGTGACATCTACATCTAATTTAGGTTCAGGAACTACTTGTCCAATAGATGTCGATAATTCACCTGCAGCAGTAACTTCGACATTAGCATCAGCAATATTAACTACTGATCCGACACTTGCATCTATTTGATCTTCAGAAGCAAGCACAAATATATCTTGGTCAATTTTTAATGATATAGAACCTTGTGTAGATGTTAATTCAAATCCTGTAATTTCTGCAGTAAAGCTCGCGCCTGCACTTTCTTCACCACCAGTTATAGTAAGCTCTTGTCCTGATAACAGAACTGAATAAGTTACTCCCCATGCAAAGCTACCCCATGCATCTCTACCCCAACCTTCTCCAGTTAGTGTAGATTCATCTACTGTTGCAGTTCCGATTGTTGTTTGTAATTCGCCTGCTGAAGTAACGGGCACACCTAAATTTTGTAAAACTTGACCAACACTAAATGTTGATTGAATTCCGGTAACATTTAAAGTTACTGAGCTACCTCCGGTAGCTCCAGCGTTTGTAGATGTAATTTGAGTTCCGGTTACTTCAACATCTGCATTTGCAGTAATTGTTTCAGAACCAATTGATGAAGATAATGCTATGCCACTGACTGAGACGGTTTCATTAGATAGGTCTCCCCAATCTGATGCTCCCCAAGTTTTTCTACCCCATCCAGTGGCCATAACATTTTAATCCTTACGCAATTCTTAAGATTGCAGCAGAAGTTGTGAATGCTGGGAACTGAATAGTAAATGTTCCAGAAGTAGCAGTCTTGTCTCCACCGAAATCTAATACAGCAACTGCATCAGTAGTTCCTGAACCACCATCAGTTGTTGTGTTGTAAATTAAAGCACCTCTAGCAGTTAAAGTTACACCTGTGAAAGATAGATCAGCAAAATCTGTGATCGCTACACCAGAAGATACTTTAACACCTTGGTTAACAAGTGCTTTACCACCCGCAGAATATCCTGAAGATGAAACTTCGTTTGCTGATGCATAATTTGTAGTTGATGCACCCAAAGTTGCATTACTTGTAAACATCGCTAATTTATATGTATCAGATGATGTATCAAAGTCATGTTGCCCTTGTAACAATTGTTTTTTAAAACTATTACAAATAGCGTTAGTTGTTATTGCCATAGTTGTTCTCCTTTTATAATTAATTTGGAGTAGGAGATTGGATTTTTATTCTTGGAACCCCATCATCATACTCACCACGTCTTCTTCTACCCATTTGTTGTAGGGCAAAATTCTGTACTTCTTCATCATACTTTGTTTGATATAGATTGTACATATCCTGGGGTCCTTTTAAATATCTAAAAGCCTCAGCTAAGACACCATGTAAAAGCATAGATTCTTGATATGTAGATAAGAAGGTATTATTTGATGATGTAAATTGTGGTGGGTCTTTTATATAATTAATTTGCACTGTTAAAGCAGTAGCTGGAACTGGAGCAACTAAAATTGTAAAGTCATCCCAATTAGCGTAGTATTTTGGTGTTCCTTGTGCACCAGTGCTATTATACTCAGAAATAAAACTAGTATCTCTTTTTTCTAAAAATACTCTTGTACTACCATCTATTACTTGAACTGATCGTAGTATTAAAGAATCTGCTGGTAAGCTTACATATCTATTACTAGCTGTAAATGTTGAAGTAGAGTATTTTCTTAAATCATCATAGTCTACTTTTCCAGCAACATCTAATTCAACAGATCTAATAAAATCTTGAATAATTGTATCTGATAAAACATTAGAATCTACTTCTGTGTAGTTTCTCACTTGTGTTAAAAAGTTTGTGTACGTTACTGCCATTAA